GCGATATTGCTTGGTCAATATTAATTATATTATTGTTTGACCATTGGCTAAAATCTTCTGAGTATGGCACTAAATTAGTTGCAGTCTTTTCAATCAGTATTTGTGGGCAATCTCTATTTGTATAATCTAATCGAGGGACGTTTAGTCTGTCCGTTGTTTTTATGTACGTTTTTGGTGTATCGCCTTTGACAAGTTGAACACCCCAAACATAACAAAACTCTCCAACTGCATCAGATTGAAAATCATTATCATTTGGTGCTGGGCTAAAATCAACTATTTGCAATGGATTTGATGTGGTTGTACAAGTCATTGAACATCTAAACCAACCATCCCCCACATCTTCAATACTCGCAGTGAAGCCAGTGTTTATAGTACCAACAACACCATTTTCTAAATCAAACCAAACTCTTCCTTGTAGCAAATCACCATAAGCAATGTTCCTTAATAAAAACCAACTCACATTTCCTTTTTTTGCGTATGCACTAAATGTATGTTCGGTGTTTGGTGCTTGATAAAAACTTGAATTTCTAATTCTATTTTCACTACCACTTGTGGTCGTTGTGATTTTATCAGCAGTTGTATCGCCTCTTGGGCTTGTTGTATCGTCAGTTGTTACGCTTAACCTTGTTGCAACCCAACCACCACTTGAATAATCTTCAGAATAACTTGCTAAATTATAAGGCACTTCCTCAATATATCCGTCTGAATTTACCCTTGTGCCAGTCGATGCCCTTGTAAATTGGAAATCCCCATTAGTCGTATTAGGCACTTCGGAATAGAGTTTATCCTCTCCATATCCACTCGGTATTTGTACAAAACTTGCTTTACTTAATATGCTCATACTGGTACTTTACATCTTGCATAACCCCAAGCAGAACTAAGCGACATACTTATTGCTGCTCCACTATATAAACTATCAAATCTTTCGGTAAATGGTTGTATGCTCCAGTTCTTATTCAGTACCAAAGCAATATCTTTGTCGGCATATGAAGCCTTATTGTAGTTCTCAAATATGCTCATTATATCCAAAGCGATTAAGCAACATTCGTTTTGTACGCTTACCTCGTTTGATTCTGTATTTATCTCAGTAACATTGTCACATAAGAAAATATCAAGCGAGTAGTCTATTCCGTTAAACCCATTAGGAGTAATATTGACAATATCGTATATAAGGTAACTTCCAGTAACATCTTTTGTTAAATCTACATCCCAAATATTACCCTTTAGGATTGTGTTTATCTGAGGATGTTCGTTTTTTATCCCCTCCATTATTGTCCTTATGTTTTTTATGGTCAAACTTTTCGACATATTTCTCTAATTTCTTTTCCTTATTTATAGTATAAATTGGCTTCTCCATTTAGTATCGTGTTCTGGGTGTACTACATCTAATCCACTTGGAGGAGTTTTATATAATGGGTAGCTATCTTCATTCTCCTTCAAATATAACTGCAATTTTCGTCTATAAAAATCAGCGTTATCTTTATATATGTTTTTAGCTACTACTAATTCGCCTTCGCTTAGAGGGGTAAAGTTATCTCCAGACTTTGTTCCAGCACCTTTATTGCGTAGCTTGTATGTACCTATTCTTGTGTATTTATGACATACTTCCCATTTAAGAGCATCTCTCATATACTCCTTTATTAGAGTTTCATTTAACGTAGATACATTGTTGTTTTTTATTTGTGTTTGTATCTCGTCAAATAAAGCACTACCTAAAATTGGTCGTATAAAAGTATTCTGGATACTATCAATTAAAGGCTTCAAATATCCGTCATCTACATTGTAATGCAGTACGCTATTTTCTTTAACAAAAGCTGGGCTAACTATTAAAATCATCTTTTTCTAACTATTACTTGTTTCCATATGTGTCTGCAATAAGGTACTGAGGTAGTCGTATCTGGTCGTCTATACCAACCTCCACGAGCTAACCAAACATTAGTAACATCTGCTATGCCACTTGACTTCATACCATTATCTAACACAGTCTGTATTTCTTGCTTTGACCATAATCTCCCCATTCCCATCATATCTTTACAAAAATCTCTTGACTTTCCCCCCTCTGATAAAGCTGGTGCATCTGGTCTAAGCTCATATCTATACTTTACTTCTCTCTCTGGCAATACTATTGCATCTGCTATTCTTGCTCCTACATCTGTCAAACCTAAAGCACTACCCTCTATGGTAATTAATTCAGCAGTTTTAAGCACATTTATAGCCCCTATAAGCTCCTCAAATTCTAATCCTAACAAAGCAGCTAACTCAACTGATGTCATTAAAGGATTGTTCTTTAAAGCGTTTAATACTTCTTGCGTTGTTTTTTGTTCCTCAGTAGCAAACTCAATAGGGCTACCATCTGTATCAAAATTAATATTGAAACTATCTATTACCTCGTAATCTTTCTCTAATACCCCTATGTTTTTAAATAAGTGGCTTATATTTTCGTCTTTAGAAAAGCTACTACAAGAACACATCTTACCAGCATCTATCTGCTTTAGCTTTCTCTGAGCCCAAGCAATCCCCTCATCGCCTCCCCAAGCTAACCAAGCTAATCTACCACATCCATCACCTAACTTTTTCTTAGAGTTCTTTCTATGCCGTTCAAATGCTGCCATACGAGCTATCGTATCTCGGCTTATATTATCTCTTTTAGCTAATTGGTTGGCTCTTTTTTTTCCAGTTGCCTCTAAGCAAGAACCCCATCCGTTCTTTTCTGCCCAATTTAGAGCAGTCTGTGCGTTTCTACTTGCTGCTTTTGGGTAATCGTTATAGGTATCAAATTTTGTTATATGGTTAAACCCCTCTAAGTTTTTGTCATTAATTTCAGAGTGAGTAGAGCAAGGCATATACCAAGTCTTTCCGTCTATATCGTGTTCGTGATATCCTTCGCAACCTATTTGTTGAGCTACACTCTCTGCTTCCTCTATTGTATCAAATAAAGGCTTTCCGTCTTGGATTTTTTTTTCAAATATTTGCGTTAAAAACTCGTCATCTCCTTTTAATAGTTTTAGAGATACCTCTTCTGATAGTCTTAAAAACTCCATCAAAGCAGCTTTCCCTTGACTAACTGAAAGAATGCCAGATTTTACTTGCTCTACGATTGACAAAGCAGAAGCTATTTGAGCACCATTATAAGAGGCTTCCTTTTGCTCTTTCTCTTCATCTATACTTTCTACTACAACTTCGTTAGGATTATCTGTTTGTATTGGTTCTACTGGGATGTCAGACACCTCAATAGCTTCCTTTAGTTCTAACCCAGTTTGGTCAGTAATTAGTTCTCTAATTTCCTCTCTATCAAGGTTAGCTAAGATAATATCAGAAGTTAAGTCAATAACGTCTATCGGTTTAAGTGGTATAATCTCAATATCTGTTCTTTGTATCTCGTAAAATGCTAACTTTTTAATCGTTCTAAGTAGCGTATTTTGACGTTCTGCAATGTAAGTATTAGTAAATATCTCGTAAGCTAAATCAAGCTCATTTCTTGCACCTAATTGCCCCTCTTCTTTTACACCAAACAAGATAGGATTAGTAACTCGGTGTCCAATAAAAATAGATTCCTTAACCCTTTTAGACATCTCTATATAACGTTCGTGTAAATCATTACCATTAAGGCTCGTAATCTCACTACTATTGTCTTTAGCTGGGCTAAATAAGTGTACTATTTTAGTGCCAGTAGCTTTACCGAATTTCTCTTGAAATGATTTCTCAAAAGTTTCTGCCTCTTCTTTGGTTTCTGGTACTCCGTTATTATGTTGTATTAACGTACCACCTACAAAGCCATTCTCTACCTCATTAAGCCAGTAATCGCCAATTTGTACATCTGTTTTAATCTCAGCAAGTGACCCTACATAAACTGGTAAAGGATAATATTTTAAGTTTGGTCTATAATCAACGTGATAAATAACACCTCTTTTTTGCTCTGGATTTCTTGGATTATATCTCTCTAAATACTGAATACTTGGCTTAGAGTTTTTTGTGCCTTTGTCAGTAATCCAATCATCAGCATATTGTATACTGCCGTCTAATCCTAAACGTATGTTTGCAAAGTCTATATGATGATACTGATTGCCTACTTTAGTTTTGATTACTTCAATAGCATAGCCGTTAAATATCTCGTAATCTAATGACAAACTCTTCATTAAAGAAGTCCAGTCTTGGTCTATATTGGCTTGGCTTAGCCATTTTTTAGTCTCTAAGTCATCGCCCTCTAATCCGTTACCTATTGTATAACCCACTTTACCATTAATAATAGCGTTATGAGTGCTACTATCATTGTATAGGTCTATTAGCTCGTAAGGGTACATATTATCTGCACCAAACCAAACTATATTCTTATTCTTTTTCTCTAAAAACTTAGGTACTTCTTGTGAAGCAAACTCCGTTACTATTGGAAACTTATTCATATATGTAAGTATTTTGTTCGTCTGTGTACGAATATACGACTTCTTGTGGTTGTTTCAATCTTAATATGCCTCTGTGTATTTCTACCCCCTCTGTTCCTCCCAATGTAGTGGCATTTATTATCTTATACGGATAATCTCCGTTATTAGGTAGCTCTATTGTAGCGTTAGGAAGGTCTTGCGTCCCCTCTATTAACGTAAACTTTACATACCTATTATTTACTTCTGCTGGAGCTGCTAAAGTAGCGTTTACTTCATACTCAGCACTTTGAATAGACATTGTGTAGTAAGTGTTCTCAACCTCGTTTGAGATGTTACAATAAACGTAATTTGTAGATTCTTTTTCTATTATGTCCATTTTTGGTATTTAAAAAAAGCCCACCCCTATTACGAAGTGGGCTATGATGTTTCTATTTAGAGTTAGATTCTCTTATAAAGGTAACGTTACAGTTACTATTGGCATAGGCTCTGGCTCTTGTGCTTGGAAAGAAAGGCTATAACCATTTCTATCTCCTAAAGCAGTTCCAGTTCCGTTGTCGCCAGAAACTAATCTCACTCCGTTAGTTTCTCCCATTAGCCAGTAAGTACCATTATTATCTTTAATAATTATACTCATCTTAGCTCGTGCTATCATTTTAACCTCATTACGCTTCGCTTTCTCCATTTTATTGAGAATATACGTTGCAGTCTGGTCAAAGAAGCTACTTCCATTTGCATCATTTACAGTTGGGTTATCATTCATTACAGATGCAGCTCCTTGAGCGTTAGTACATTCAAACTTATGATAAGTCAGTCCAGTACCACTCAAAGCAGTTACTTCTCCACTTCCATCGTTAGTAGCAGCAAAGTCTGTCGGCATATTTGCTATCCAGAACTCAGCTACACCACCAATCGAATCATTACACCCTACTTCAAAGCCATTTAAAATATTACAAGACATATCTTTTTTCTATTTTAAAGGGTTATACTAATGTAAATTCTACTATCTCGTCTGGGTATGCTACTTGTAAACCTCTCTTAAATTTAACTCGGTAATATACCTTGTCATCTTTCTTGTCATACCAAAAATCAAACTCTTCATCATCTCCTTGTAAGTCAAAGCCTAAGAAAAAGTTATCTTTAGTACCTAAGAACATTCTGTTAGTTCCGTCTAATCCAGCAACACCTACTAACTGAACGTTTTTACCAGCGATTGAAGTCTCGTAGTTAGCCCAATCAGTAGCGTTTACGTGGTATAGGTTTTTAGCGTTCAAAGTATCTACATACTTATCGAAAGTATCTTGACCTACGAACAACACTTGGTTAGCAGCAGACTTAACTTTTGCTGGACGTGCATTACAGATGTCAGTAATCAATCCGTCAACGTTACCAGAAGCACCAGCAGTAATTGCAGTAGCAGAAGAAGTATTACCATCTACGGCAGTAGTAGCATCGTCTATTATTTTGATTAGACCATCATACTTATTAGTATATACGTTAGTATTCGTTCCAATAGTATCTCCTTGCCAGTCAGCAACCTCGTTATGCTCCATAATTGTTTTAATTACAGATTCAGCAACCTCAGCTTCGAAAGCCATCTCTTCAGTCTCTCCGTTTCCAGCTCTCAATAAAATTTGAGTGTACTTAGGGATAAGGTCTTTCATACAAAATCCACTAAAGTAAGTGATTTGTCCAACAGTTAAGTTTCTGTCAGTAAAATCTACGTCGCCAGAAGCACTAACTGCACAAGATGAACCATCTTGTGGAATTGCAGATACCGCTAATAGATGCAAAGCATCAGTTTTCTTTACTCCAGATTGTAGCGTGAAGTAGTCGCTTGACGTCTTCTCAAAGTATAGTCTTGAGATTAGGTCTGTCGATTGTTCGTTAACGTAGTCCGTTAACGTTGATACATCAAAACTCATATTATTTGTTATTTATTTATTTGCTCTTATAATTGCACCCATTTGAGCAGCTCTCTCAGCTCTGGTAAGTGCTTTAAATTCTTGTGGCTTAGAAGACGTTGATGGCTCAGCCTTAACAATCTCTTCTAAATTCTCTCCTACTTTGTTGAGTGTAGCAGAAAACTCATTTTTTAACTCTTCTTTAGCATTCTTAACCTCAGCTAATTCAGCTTTAAGGCTTTCATTCTCAG